GGGCCTTTGCCGCTATGACCGTGACCGTGAGCGAAATGGAGAACGGCTGGTACAGCATCCCGCTCTCGACGAGCCACACCGACACCCTGGGCGTGCTGACGATCTCGCTATCCAACGCCAGCTGCAAGCGTGTCAACCTGCAATTCAGAGTAGATGCTCGGGTGCCCGACGATCTTGCTTACCCCGCCACGAGTGGGCGCTCGCTTGGTGTCGATGCCAGCGGGCGCATTGACCTGGGATCATGGCTTGGGGCTTCGCCGCTGGCCCTTACATCGCAGCGTGTTGAGGCCCTGGTCGGGGCGATGGCAGCTGGTGTTGTGACGGCGGCAGCTGTGGCGACCGATGCGATTGATAACGACGCGATTGCGGCCAATGCAGTCACGGAGATTCAATCCGGTCTTGCGACTTCGGCTGCCCTGGCTACAGCTCAGTCTGATCTTGACGACATTCAGACCCGCCTGCCTGCTGCCCTGGTCTCGGGTCGTATCGACGCCAGCGTGGGAGCGATGGCCGCAGGAGTTGTGACTGCCGCGGCTGTGGCGACCGACGCCATCGACAACGATGCAATTGCGGCAAACGCAATCACCGAGATACAGGCTGGACTGGCAACGGCAGCTGCGCTTGCCACCGTTCAAGCGGACACGGACGACATCCAGACGCGTCTGCCCGCTGCGCTCGTGGGTGGGCGCATGGATGCGCTGGTCGGGGCGATGGCAAACGACGTGCTGACAGCTGCGGCGATTGCGGCTTCGGCCATAACGTCGAGCGAGGCGCCGGCCCTGGCGAACCTGGACGCGGCGGTGTCCACCAGGGCGACAGCAGCCATGCTGAGCGACGTACATGACACGGTGGATGATGTTCACAACGACATTGGTACTATCCAGGCGGATACCGACAACATCCAGACGCGCCTGCCCGCTGCCCTGGTATCGGGCAGGATGGACGCCAGCATTGGGGCGATGGGTGCGAGCGTGCTGACAGCTGCTGCCTTTGCCGCTGGAGCAATCGACGCGAACGCGCTGGCGAATGACGCGGCAGAGGAGATCGCGCTCAAGGTGCTCACCTGGGCGAGCTCGAATTGGGAGAGTGCAGCTGGCGTCAAGAGCCTGGGCGCAGCTGTGATGAAGGCAGTCCACCGCATCCGAGACAACGCCGGCACGTTGCAAATCTTCCGGTCGGATGGGGCCACGGTCCACGCTTCGCAGACGGTCACAACCGACGACACCTTGAAGCCTATCGACGAGCTGAGCGGGGCGGCATGAATGGCAGAACGCGGCAGAGGCATAAGCGCCCTGGGTCAAGCCTTCCTGGGCCTGAGCGACGGACACAGCCCGCCGATCCAGGTGGCGGGAACGCGCGGCCGTGGGCTGGAGAGCTACGGACAGGCGTTCCCTGGCGCCGGCGGGGGCGAGTGGGTTCCGCCGGCTGGTGAGGAAGCGCATTACTGGCGCAAGTGGTGGTACGAGGACCAGCTGAACGACGTGCCGATTGGGGTCCAGGTGATGAGGGACATCGGCCAGTACATGCAGTCGGAGCACGCCGTCGAGGGCAGCGTGCCCCAGGCCGTGCTCTACAGCTGAGGCAGACATGCCGATTGTCAGTCCGAAAGGCAAGCGGTTCAGTTTCGGGGAGCTCGTGATGAGGCTGATGAAGCAGCGCCACTTGTCACGAGACAAAGCCGAGGGTTTGACTGGCTACCTGGAGAACAAGGCGCCAGGCTGGTCGAGCCCACGGAGGAGCAAGCATCGTGGGAAAGGCAACGCGCAAGACTGACAAGACGCCTAAAAAGCGTACCCCAAAGCCGAAGGCGATCAGGGGGATGGATAAGTTCCTGACCCGCCTGGCTACGGGAGCAAGCGTAACCGGCGCAGCACGCGGGACGGGAGTGAGCAGGGCCACGCTCTACGCTCTGAGGCTGCAGGATGAGGAGTTCCGTGCGCGGTGGGATGAGGCAGTCGAGAAGGGAACCGATGTGCTGGAGGACCTGGCGCTCAAGCGGGCCAGGACCTCGGACGTGCTCATCATCTTCCTGCTCAAGGCTCGCCGGCCAGAGCGGTACAAGGATCGGGTCGAGATCACGGACAGGAAGCTGGTTGAGTGCGAACCTCGGTTCACCAAGTAGACCGCATCGAGCGGGTGCAGCTGGAGCAGCTGCTTGGGTTCGGCGCGATCCCGAAGCAGGACGAGGCTTGGGAGGCGGTGTGGTCGCACCTGTACGTCCTGTACGGGGGAGCCCGAGGCCCTGGCAAGAGCTACTGGCTGCGGAAGGCGTGCCTGGGCTTCCTGCTCCAGACCTACTCCGAGCTGAACCTGCGCAACGTGCGCGTTGGGCTGTTCTGCGAGACGTACCCCGAGCTGCAGGACCGGCAGATTTCCAAGATGGCCGTGGAGTTCCCGACCTGGTTGGGCGAGATCAAGGACACGCAAGAGGACGGGCTGTGCTTCACGCTGAGGCCGGAGTACGGGAGCGGGCGCATCTGCCTGCGGAACCTGGACAAGCCGGAGAAGTATCAGTCGGCGGAGTTCGCTATGGTCGCGGTGGACGAGCTGACCAAGATCAGCGAGCACACATGGGACGTGCTGCGTGGCTCGCTCCGCTGGCCTGGCGTGCCGCACCGTCCCTTCCTGGGTGCCACGAACCCTGGCGGAGTGGGTCATGCCTGGGTGAAGAAGCTGTGGCTGGATCGAGACTTCCCGAGCTACCTGCGCGGGCGGGCCGGCGAGTTCAAGTTCATCCGTGCGCTGCCGTCGGACAACCCCTTCCTGGATCAGGCGTATTGGGACGAGCTCAACAGTCTGCCCGATCCGCTGCGCAAAGCCTGGGTGGAAGGCGATTGGGATGTGTTCGAGGGGATGGCCTTCCCTGGCTGGAACAGGGATCGGCATGTCGTCCAGCCCTTCGAGCTACCGCAGCATTGGCCGAAGTGGATGGGCATAGATTGGGGCTTCGCTGCTCCGTTCTGCGCGCTGTGGCTGACCAAGGATCCCGACACGCAGCGGGTGTACGTCTACCGCGAGCTGTACGCCAAGCAGCTGACCGACCAGCAGCAGGCCCGCGGAATAGCCGACGCATCACGCGAGCCCGAGCTGCAGGAGCGGTACGCCGACCCTTCGATGTGGGCCAGGAAGAACATGCAGGGCCTGGTCACGACGACGGCGGACGAGTATGCCCAGGCTGGCGTGCCAATCGTCAAGGGAGACAACGACCGTATCTCTGGCAAGCGCAAGGTGGACCGGATGCTCTCGTCGTTGCCGGACGGACGACCTGGGCTCCAGGTGTTCTCGACCTGCACCAACCTGATCCGCACGCTGCCGGCGCTGCCCTACGACAAGGTAAGGGTGGAGGACGTGGACACCGATGCCGAGGACCACGCCTACGATGGCCTGCGCATGGGGGTAACACGCTTCCGGCTGCAGAGCGTAGCCAAGCAGCCGAAGCCACAACGCCGCACCATCGACAGCGGCCTACTGTGAGGACATGATGCCTGAACCCAACCCTGGCGTGGAGTACGACCCGAAAGCCTGGCGGGAAATGAGTGAGCACCTGCACGACCTGGCCTCGACCTACGACAAGCGGGACCAGGACGCGCAACAGATGGCTGACCTGTGGCTGATGGACTGGAAAGAGGATCGGCCCAAGACCATCGACGACGACACCAAGCTCACGATCTCGCCGGACGCAGCCAACTCCCTGACCGGAGCCTTCCGCCTGCTCACCGCGACCGAGCCTCAGATTTCCGTGCCCTTCGACGCATCCGACGCGGCACAGCGGGCGGTGAGCTCGAAGGCGGAGAAGTTCCTCAAGATCATGTGGCAGGCGAGTGGCCGGCAGTACGGGGCTCCGCTACACATGGACTGCGTGCTCTCGGCGCTGATGTTCGCTGAGGTGGACATCGTGCCGACGCTGACGATGGACCTGCTGGAGGACATTCGGGAGCAAGAGGAGGAAGCCAAGGACGATCCCTACTACGGGCTGCGCATCCAGGCGGCGGAGGAGCTGGCAGAGCTGACGCCGTGCCTGTACGAGGTGTGCTCACCCATTGGGACCTACGCTGAGCGGGACAGGTTCGGGCTGGCGCTGTTCGCACGCAAGCGGGAGCTGACGACCAGCCAGATCGAGGCGGAGTTCGGATACCTGCCTTCCCTGCTCGGCAAGAAGCGCAATCTCAAGCACAACGTTTGGGAGATTATGGACCGTCGGTTCAGGGCGTGCGCCATCGGATCACTCAAGGCGCCGTACATGAGCGAGCCGATCTACATGGACGAGCACGGCCTGGGCTTTGTGCCGGCGGTGTCGCAGATCATCGAGGGTACGCGCCTATTCGCGGAGCCCGAGAAACAGCGGCGCGCGTTCCTCTACACCCTGGTCAAGTCCGGCCTGGCGAACCGGCAGAACCTGGCGCTGACCGTCCTGTACTCGACGGTGTACGCCATCGCCAGCATCGCGCTGTGGAAGCACACCAGCCCGCCAGGGTCGAAGGACAAGAAGCTCAATGTGGACATGACCCGCGGCAAGGTGGCCGTGGTGGAGCTGGAGGCAGGCGAGCAGCTGGAGCCGATGTTCTCGAAGGGAGCCATCGACCCCGCGCTGATGCAGGCGCTGGAGATTGCTGAACGCAAGGGAGTGGAGAGCACGATCTCCCGCCAGGCGCTCGGTGAACCGCTTGGAGCCAACGCTCCCTACTCGATGGTGGCGCTGCTGCACCAGGCCGGACGCCTGCCGCTCATCACGCCGCAGAAGCTGACGGGGTGGGCCATCGCTGACGCGCTGGAGCTGTCACTCAAGATGATGCGGTCGGCGGGACA